CGAACAGCAACAGCAATATCGGCGGTGCCATCTCGATCCTCCGCAACGGCAGCCTGGAGAACATCAGCGAAACGCTCGGCAACGGGCACAAGATCCGCAATTTCCACAACAACATCGTCTCGCCGGATGCCGGCGGCGACGTCACCATCGACACCCACGCCATGGCGGCGGCCCACCTGATGCCATGGGGCGCCTCCAGGCCCGAGGTGGCCTACGGGTTCGGCAACAGTCCGCAGGGCTATCCGGGCTTCCTGACCGGCGCCAAGGGCGGTGCGGCGACCGGCAGTGACGGGCTGTATCCGCTGTATGCCGAGGCCTACCGGCGGGCGGCGGGCGATCTGGGCCTCCTGCCACGCCAGCTGCAATCGATGACCTGGGAGGGCATCAAAGGATTGTATGAGCCGGCCGCCAGGCGTGGTAGGCTGGGCGACCAGCTGCTCGGGCAGAACAGCGACCTGTGGAGAGCCTACGAAAATGGCCAATCGTCCCTCGCCGACACCCAGTCCAGTATTCTCGGACGCGGCATCAAGCGCCCTGGATGGAGCGGCGGAGGCGCGTCTGCGGGCGGAGCATCCCAATGACCTGACGGTCCAGTTCCTCGACCGGAACCGCATCCCGTTGAGCCGCGAGAACTACATCGCCGCGATGGGGCACGAGGGCGAGTGGACGCCCGAGCACGAGGAGACGCTGCCTCGGGAGCTGCAGGTCTAACCCCTCGGCGATGCCGACAGCTGCTACTAACCTGGTGGAGGCCCACCGCCGCAACGAGGAGCCGTGGGACGCCGCCCCCGGCTACACCAAGCAGCGCTGCACCGATTGCCGCTTCTGGTTCGCCGCGCCGGATCCTGCGGTGACGCGCTGCGTGGACTGTGAGCTGCGCCGGGTCGCCCGCGCCAAGCGCGAGGAGATGCATCAAGCTGCCTCATGAGGCACTTTGAGGCACTTTGATGCAGCTGGCCGATCATCCCATCCCGCTGCTCGTCATCGCCATGCTGTGTTGCTACCTCGCCGGAGCCGCCAGCCTCGGCGCCTACGTCACCCACGCGATGGCCGGCGAGTATCGGCCGAAGCGCGTCCTTGCCATCGCTGTCGCTTTCCTCGCCTCCGCCGGCATCTGCTTCTGGCTCGCCTGGGGAGCGCCACTGGAGTAGGTCCATGCAACGCCGCACCCTGTTGGCCAGCCTGCCCTGGTGGGTCGGCGCTGCCGCTGCGCAGCCGCTGACGCAGGGCGCCACCGTGCCGGCCTGCTTTGACCACCAGCGCTGCTACAGCGGCAGCAACGTGCCGGCGGGTGCGACGCTCGATCTGTCGTTCATGAACCCCGGCACGCTCGATCCGCGTGTCACCTTCACGCGCGCCGGCCCCGCGACGTATTTCGATGCGAGCGGTGTGCTGCGGACGGCGGCGACGAACCTGTGGCTGTACAGCGCCGATGCGTCGAATGCGGCATGGGTCACTGCTGGCGCAGCTGTTCCCACTGTCACAGCGAATCAGACCGCAGCACCCGATGGCACGCTAACGGCGGCTCGGGTGGTTTATCCCGCAGTGTCCGGGACCAGCGCGAGTGTGTTGTATCAACTCATTACAGTCTCGGCCGCCGTATATACATACAGCATGTATCTCAAGGGTGCGGTTGGCGGAGAGCAGTTGTATCTCGGCTATAACGCGGGTGGCGTCTACGGTCGTGTCCGCGTGACGCTGACAACAGCGTGGCAACGGTTTGTGTTGGTTACCGGGACACTAACCAGCGCTGCTTGGGTGTTCGACGTAGGGACCGATCTTGGCGATGCCGGCCAAAGCCCCACACCAGCACAGACGATCTATGTGTGGGGCGCACAGTTGGAGAAAGGCTCCGCAGCATCGCCCTACATCCCGACCACAACAGCAGCGAACGGCGCACCACGCTGGGACTACGATCCGGTGACGCACGCGCTGCGCGGGGTGTTGATTGAGGAGGCGCGCACAAACTTCGTGCTCAATAGTGGTGATGAGAGCAATCCGTCGTGGCTGGTAGCTGGTTCGGTCGTGGCAGCTCCCGTAGCGACCGCTAACCAGACCCTGGCGCCTGATGGAACCATGACCGCTGCTCGTATCGTGTATCCTGCTGTCGCGGGCACCAATGCACTGAGTGTCGTGTATCAAAACATCGCGTTGGCGGCGGGGACTTATGCGTTCAGCGCCTACCTGAAAGGCAGCGTTGGCGGGGAACGGGTGTGGCTTTCGGCGGCTGGGTGGGGGAGTGGTCCGGTCGCAACGCTAACAACACAGTGGCAACGGTTTGTTTTCATTACGGCAGCATTGCCAGCGGCGACTTTTGGGTTCCAAATAGGCATCGACCTGCGCGACGGCGCACAGACCAGCACGCCAGCACAGACCATCTACGTCTGGGGCGCACAGGTCGAGGCCGGCGCCTTCGCCACCAGCTACATCCCAACGACAGCCGCAGCGGTCACGCGAGCGGCGGATAGTTGTGTCATCCCGTCAGCCAACATGGGATGGTTTGTGTCATCTGGCTCGTGGTTCGCCGAGTTCATCTGCCTCAATCCGGCGCCGCCAAGCCAGCGCGTTATAGGCTACCCGACCGCCAACAACCGCACGCAGATATACGTCAATTCGGCGAACGAGGCAGCCACGTTTGATGGTGCCTCGCTTGTCATAACGAGCAATGCACTCACCACAGGCGCTGTCTCGAAAGCTGCAAGTGCCTGGGCACCAAACGTGGCCAGTGTATGTCTGAATGGCAGCACTGTCGCCTCCGGCGCGATGACGACCGGATTTAGTGATGCCGCTGCGTGGGGCACCGGCATCATGCAATATGGCGTCACACCCGATGGCATGACCGGCTACATGCGTCGGATGCGCTACTGGCCGCGTGTGCTGACCAACACCGAGCTGCAGTCGGTGACGCGATGATCCGCGATCTGTTCCTGACAATGAGGATTGCAACGATGAACAAACTGCTGGCGGTAGCGTTGCTGAGCCTCGCCGTGATCGGCAGCGCGCGCGCGGTCGTGCTGACCACGCTCGATGTTGCCACGGTGACGACCGGCGGCACGGCGGTCACCGCATTGACCGCTGGGCACCGCAGCAGCGGAGGCTGGATCATGAACCCGTCCACCGCGACGGCGAACCTCTGCATCAACGAGCGCGGCACCGCGACGACGACGGCGGGCGGCGATGTCAGCTGCATCGCGCCGGGGCAGACCTATCTGCTGGCCGCCAATGGCGGCGCGGTGTCGGTGGTGTCGAGCGACGGGCCGCACCCGTTCTCGGGCTACGGGTTCCAGTAGCCGGTGTTCGTCGCCCGCGACTTAACCGCCCATCTGTCGTGCGTCGTCGGCACCGGGCACTGCGTGCCGTATGTGCGCGAGGCGGCCGGTGCACCGCACACCGCGCTGTGGCGGCGCGGCGAGCGGGTGCGCGACAGCGTCCTGCCGGTCGGCACGGTGATCGCCACCTTCGACGCGGACGGGCGCTACCGCAACGCCACCGATGGCACGAGCCATGCCGCGCTGTTCCTCTGGGAGACGCCTGACGGCCTGGTGGTGCTCGATCAGTGGCTGGGCCAACCGGTCCATCAGCGCACCATCAGGTTCAAGGGCGGCAACGGGCTGCCGGTTGATGACGGAGACGCCTACCATGTCGTCGTCATCGACGCCCCCACCGCCACCGCCGCCTAAGCCGCCATTCGATGCGCCGAAATGGGCGATGGCGCTGTTGGCGGTGTTGATCGTCACGCCATCGCTCATCGTCCTGCTGATCACCCTGCGCTGCACGATCTGGATGGACGCTGAATGCTGGGACCGGCCATGGCCCGCGCTGTTTCGCGATTATCTGTCCGAGACGATCCCGGTGCTGGTCGCCATCATCATGTCGCAGCGCACCCGGCCACCGCCCGAGTAGGGTGGCAAATTCACCCCCTGTTTTGACACCCCCATGCGCGACTCGTTCCACGATGACCGGTTGCTGGATCGCATCATGCAGGAGAAATTCCCCCAGATGCTCATGGCGGTGCGCGCGATGGCGCCCGAGGCGGTGCGCGCTTACGTGGCGGAGATGCACCCGGCGATCCTGCGGGAATATCGCCTGGCGCTGGTGCGCCGGCACGTGCTGACGGCCGGCGAACAGGCGCTGGACGCGAGAACCAACGCGGCGAAGGATCGTCCGACCAACGAACCCATCGAGGCCGCCTCGGCGCGAACCGGCCGATCGGCCCCCATGATATCAGCGAGCTGACGGCCAAGACCCCTGCGGGGTGAGGCTGGATGGCGACCCTGCCGCACCTACCGGCCAAGGGGGCGGCGGGGATTGCCCGTCATTTGCACACATACGAGGAACCACTGAATGTCGGGCACCCTTCCTGGCGGCAGCGTCGGCTCGTCCATGCCGATGCCACCGCCGCCGCAGCAACCGCAGGGGCTGCTGACGCCATCGGCCGGCCGCTACGGGCCGCCGCCGCTGCCGCAGGTGCCAGGCCTGATCCCGCAGGGCATGCGCCCCACCGGCCAGCTGATGGGCGCCGAGCAGGCCATGCTGTTCCTGCGCCAGGCGCGCGAGGAGACGCCTCCCGACGAAGATCAGGATCTGCCGCCGCAGATCCGCGCCTACGCCGCCGGCCTGCGTCCCGCCACCCGCCCGGTGGGTGCCCCCTGGCAGCAGGAGATCATCTACGAACGCCTGGGCAAAACCGATGCGGAGATCGAGAACGCCGCACGCTACTATTTTCGTGCCGCACAGAACTACGACATGTACCTGTCCCGCGAGCGCATCACCGCCTCGCAATACTACGCCGGCAGACCGTTCGGCGATGAGGACAAGGGCCGCTCGCAGCTGGTCATGACGGTGGTGCGCGACACCATCCGCGCCACCCTGCCCAGCCTGCTGCGGCTGTTCACCGGGGTGGAGGATCCGGTGAGTTTCGAGCCGATCAGCAACGAGATCCAGAACAACGACCAGCTCGCCACCTCCCTGGCGCGCCAGGCCACGGATTATTGCCGCTGGGCGCTGTTCCAGGCGAATTCCGGCTGGACCGTGCTGCACGACTGCCTGCTCGACGCGCTGACCCGCAAAGCCGGCTGGGTCAGGTGGAGTTGGGGCAAGCGTGAATACACCCGCACCGAGGTGTGCGAGGGGCTGTTGCTGCCGCAGCTGCAGGTGCTGCTCGCCGAGCCTGGCATCGAATGCCAGCGCATCGTGCGCCGGCCGATGCTGCAGTCCGAAATCGAGGCGATGCAGCGGACGCCGGATGGCGGCATGTATCTGCAGCAGCTGCAGCAGGCCGGCGGCCAGCCGGAGATCTGGTCGGCCCGCATCACCCGGCACACCGCGCAGGCCTGGCCGCAGGTCGAGGCGGTGCCGGCCGAGTGCGTCTGGGTGGTGAGCGATGCCAACGACGTGCAGGGCGCGCGCGGCATCTTCCATGTGCGCGATGTGCCGGCCAGCGACCTCATCGAGATGGGCCTGCCCGAGGACAAGGTGCTGTCGCACAGCGACACGATGATGCGCCCGCAACAACGCCGCGAGGCGATCGCGCGCGACCCTGCCGCCGGTTTGAATTTGAAACCTGGGCCGCCGGGTGATCGCTCGATGGGCCTGGTGCGCTACGCCGAGGGCTGGATCCGCCTGGACGCCGACAACGACCACCGCGCCGAGCTGCTGCATGTGCACCTGCTCGGCAACGCCACGACATTGATCCAGTGGGAGCGGGTCGACGAGATCCCCCTGGCCTGTTTTACCCCGTATCGCGAACCGGGCCGGGTGATCGGCAGCAGCCAGGCCGACATGGTCATGGACCTGCAGCGCATCGAATCACGCGTGATGCGCGCGGTGCTCGACAGCCTCGGGCAAAGCATGTTCCCGAGGACCGTCGTCACCTTGGGCCAGGCGAACCTCGCCGATGTGCGCCAGACCGCCATCGGCAGCATCATCCGGGTGGCCCAGCAGGGTGCCGTGACCGAGCTGGTGCGGCCCTATCAGGGCAAGGAAGCGCTGCCGGTGCTGGAGGTGCTGGAGGCGGTGCGCGAGAGCCGCACCGGCATCACCCGTGCGTCGGCCGGCCTGACCATCGACGAGCTGCAATCAACCGCGCCGATCGCCGTGGCGCAGCAGACGTCGAATGCGCAGGACCGCCTCGACATGGTGGCGCGGACGCTGGCGGAAACCGGCCTGGCGCCGCTCTACCTCGGCCTGCTCAAGATGCTGGCGAGGCAGCAGGACCGCCCGAACGTCGTGAGGATCAGGGGGCAATGGCTGGCGATCGACCCGCGCGCGCTGGCGACCATGTGGGCGGTGTCGGTGAATGTCGGCGGACGCGGCACGCCCATGGAACGCCTCGGCATGCTGGCGCAGATCGCCCAGAAGCAAGAGCAGATCATGATGAGCCAGGGTCTGAACAATCCGCTGGTCAGCCCGGTGGAATACCGCAACACCCTGGCGCGCATGTTGGAGACGGCCAACATCAGCGACGTCAGCGCTTACTTCAAACAGCTGCCGCCGGGGTTCCAGGCACCCCCGCCGCCGCAACAGCCCGACCCCAATGTGCTGCTCGCCCAGGTGCAGCAGGCCAAGACGTCGGCCGACATCGAGGACGACCGGGCCAAGCAGCAGACCGATCGCGCCAAGATGCTGATGGACGACGACCGGGAGCGCGACAAGGCGGCGCTCGATGCCTACAGCAAGCTGTTCGTCGCGGGCGCCCAGTTCGGCACGCCCGTGCCGGCGCTGCCCGAGATCCAGCAGGCGATGGCATCGAAAGCCCCGGCGCTGCCGATGCTCGCCGACCTGCCGGGGCCGACCTCGCCGCAACAGCCCGCCACCAGCCCGCAGGCGCAGCAACCGAAGCCCCCAGGCCCACCCGCGATGATGGGCGCCCCAACGCCAGGCGGCGGCCCACAGCCCGCTCTGCGGCCGCCTGGAGGCCCGCCCGGGGGTGCACCACCAGGCGGTGCGCCGGATCCGGCCACGCAGCTGGCGGTGCGCCAGGCGCTCGCCGGCCGGGGCATGCCATCGGCCTACGGCCAGATCGCCAACCGCGCCGCGCTCGCCCCGCTGATGGGACCAGCCGGCCCACCGCTGCCGCGACCGCAAGGCACGACGCCCACCGCCCCGGCCCCGAACGCCGGCTAGATGCTGACGCTGGACGATGGCAGTCCAGCCACGCCCGAGGACATCCTGATCCTCGGCGAAGCGAACGACGCCATCGAGCGCGCGCTGCTCTCGCTCTCCCCAAGGGAAGAGCGTGCGCTGCGCTTACGCTTCGGGTTCGAGGGCGAGCCGCAGATCTACCGCCAGGTTGGTGAGACGTTCGACATCACCGGTCACCGCGCGCGGCAGATTACCGAGAAGGCGCTACGCAAGCTGAAGCAGCCAGAGCGGCGGCGCCTGCTGCGTCCTGCCCTGGAGGTGATGCTTGGCGACGTTTACGAGCCGGCGCCGCCGCCGCGAGATTATCCGCGAGATTATCCGCGCATTTTCTACGCACTGCCGCAGCCGCCGCCGGATCATGTGGCGATCCGCGCCGAGTGGATCGCGCTGCTGCAGCAGGCCGCCGACGAGGTGCGCGGCACGCGCTACGCGAGCCTGCTGGCTGGCATCGAACGCGACATCGCCACCATCCGCGACCACCCACCAGGCCCACTGCCGTGGCGGCTGGATCGCGCCCTGTTCCACGAAACATCCCGCCAACTGAGAGGGCAGATCGATGAAAGGCACCAAACCACCGACCAAAGCCGCCGGCTCGCAGAGCATGCGGACCACCGAGCGGGGCGGCCAGAACAAGCCTGACCCCGGCGGCCTCGCTGGCGCCGGCCAGGCGCTCGGCAAGGCCAAGCAGACGCCCGTCGCACGCGCCCCCAGGAAGTAAAGGAGACGACCCATGGCAGAACACCCAGCGCGCCCCTACGAGGACGAAGGGGCCGGCGTGACACCAGCCACCTCGCATCCCGGCTACGGCCGCACCGGCCGGCAGAAACCGCTCGGCGACACGCCGACGCGCGTGCCCGAGCTGACGCCGCCACCCATCATCGATGGTGACGACGCTGCCGCTTGAGGAGCCAACGGTCAGCGAGAAGCTCTTGGCCTCGGAAGGGGCCAAGCGGCTGCTCGCCGACCCCGTCCTGCAGCAGCTGTTCACCGCGCTGATCCAGGACGCAACCCAGCAGGCGATCTTCCTGACCGATCCCGCCGAGCGCGAAGCCCAGCGCCAGCTGGTGCTCGCGATCGGCCACATCCGGGGAAGCCTGGAGGTCGCCGCCACCTGGCGCGAGCAACAGGCCGCCGAAGACCACCGCATCAAGAGCCTTGAGTAGGAACCATGTCTGAATCAGTGACCACCAGCGCACCCGCTGCGGCACCCGCAGCCGCGCCAGCCTCCCCAGCCCCCGCCGCGCCACCGCCACCGCAATCCGACAGCGGTCCTGTTCTAGGTGGGCCGCCGAACCAACAGCCGGCGCTGTCGGTGTCGGAGGCCGCCCGTCTGCTCAACCGGCAACGCCGCGAAGGCGCCCAGCCGCCGCAGGCGACACCGCCGACCCGGCCAGGCACGGCACCTCCGGCGCCGACGCCTACCATGTCGTCTGGCGCGGCGCCTCCGGCAGCGCCTGCGGCACCCTCCCCGGCCGAGGCGATGGCACGCGCCCTCGGCATGCCGGAAGCGGGACTGGCGCCGCCAGCAGAGTCCACACCGGATGCCGGCATCGAATTCGAAGGCCGGCGCTATTCGCGCGACGAGTTGCGCAACCAGCTCAGCATGGCGGCGGACTACACCAAGAAGACCCAGGCACTCGCCGACCAGTCTCGCCAGGTGCAGGCGCAGGTCGAGGCCTTGGCGCAGGTGCTGCCGATCATCCAGCCCGAGATCCAGCGCCTGCAGCAGGCGCTGCAGGATGTCCCGCTGCCGGATCCCGCGCTGATCGAACAGAACCCACAAGAGTATCTACGCCAACAGCGGCGCTACGAGCAGATGCTGGGCGAGCAGCGCCGCCTGGCGACCCTCGGTACCATCCAGTCCGAGGCCCAGGCGCGCGCCATGCAGGCGCAGGTGGCGCAGGCCAACGAGCAGCTGGCCAGGGAATTCCCGCAATGGGGCGATCCCGCCATGCGTGCCGCCTGGCAGCAGGACATCGTCAACTGGGCGCTGGAGAAAGGCGGCTACACGCACAACGAGCTGAAAGGCCTGACCGATGCGCGGCATTTGAAGTTGATGATGAAGGCGATGAACTTCGACCGCATGGTGAACGGCGTGCGGACCCAGGCGCCACCCTCCGCCACCGGGGCCGTGGTGCGCGGCGTGCCGCCACCACCAGCACCCGCTGCCCAGGTACAGCGCGCCGAACAGGCGTTCGAGGCGCGCCCATCGGTGCGCAACGGCGCCGCGCTGCTGGCCGCGCGCCGCTCGGGTGGCAACGGACTTGCGCGCTGATCGGCGCATAGTTTAACGCTCCCGACTTGCGCGGGGGCAGTGCTCGCACCAAGCAACGCGCGGCCGTGCCGGCAAATCGGCTGACCACGCAGATGCGCCACGCTCGGGGAGTGCTTGCACCAACCCCGGAAACGCCCGCATCCCGCCGACGTCACGCCCATTGCAATCAGTTTAACCGGCGTATGCCGCGTCTATACGCGTGCGGCTACGCCATGCAATGGAGCGTGCCATGGCTGTGCCCCCGCAAGGATCAGCGCCGTCTAACACCTACATCGAGACACAGGCTGTCGGTGTAAAAGAGGATCTCGCCGACATCATCTACCGTATCGATCCGGATGAGACACCATTACTATCTGCGATCAGTCGGGTCGGCGCCAAGCAGGTGCTCACCGAGTGGATTGTGCAGGAGCTGAACCCGGCGGCGGACAATGCGCAACCGGAAGGTTTCACCGCCGTCATGCAGGCGGTGTTGAAGCCGGTCAGGTTGAACAATGTCTGCCAGATTTTGGCGCGCACAGTCGGTGTGTCGAACACCTTGCGCGTGGTCGACGTGGCGGGTGGCGAGGACGAGTATAACCGCCAGCTCATCCTGCGCGGTTTGGAGGTGAAGCGCGATCTGGAGCTGGCGATCACCAGCCCGCTGGTGCGCACCATCACTGATCCTCGGCATATGTCTGGCCTGCCGTGTTACTGCATCAACGGCGCGCGTGGCGCGACCGGGGCGATGCCGGTGGGCGACGGCTCCAACGCCGGCACAGCGGGGACCGCGTTCGACCTGACCCTGAACACCGTGCAGGGCGCCATGCAGCAATGCTGGCAGGCTGGCGGCAAGCCCAGCCTCGCCATCATGTCGGGCAACATCAAGCTCTACTTTGCCACGCTGTCGCAGGGCGGCACGGCGAATGCCATCGTGGCGCAGAACATCGTCACGGCAAGCCCGAGAGAAGAGATGACGATCCAGGGATCGGTGGACGTCTTTAGAACGGACTTCGGCACGCTGCAGCTGGCGCCTGACCGTTTCATGCCGGCGCATACGATGCTGTTGGTGTCCACCGACTACGTCGAGATGGCACCGTTACCAGAGCGTGATATGGTGCAGCAGGACTATGCCCAAACTGGGGACAATTCTCAGGGCGGAGTCATTTTCGAGGGCTGCATCCGGCCGACAGCGCCGAAGGCGCATGCCTGGATCGCAGACCTGAACCAGTGATGCAACTTCTATACGACAACTACGACGCTGTCACGCAGCGCTCGACCACCATCGAGCGCGACAGCGAAACCGGCCTGCCGGTGATCGTGCACACGCAGAACACGACGCCGATCCTCGATGCCAACAAACGCATGGCGGCGGCTTACGACCCGCATGTGCGGCGCAGCGTGCGGCATGTCGCACGCATCCCGGCAGTCATCTGGGCGCAGTGGGCGCGCCTCGGCATCACCCGCGATCCGGTGGCACTCGCCCGGCTCCTTGAGTCGCGTGAGTGCCGCGCTCTCCGAGTGGACAATGGAGGACCGATCTGATGGCACAGCCAACCTCGCATTCCGCAGACCCGCCAGAGCGCCAGGCGCCCACGCCTGGTGTCAGCCCGCGCGCGTCTGGCGCGGCTGCAGCCGGCCTGATGGGGGCAGCGCCATCCACTGGCGTGCAGCAGACGCCGGAGACGATCGGCGCCGAGCCGGTGCTGTTCGAAGACATCGATCCGGTGCTGCTGGTGCGGCTGTATCCAGAGGCAGCGAGCGGCGCGGCGGCACGCGCCGAGGCGGAGAAGGCCGGCGCACAGGCGCGCGCCGATGGGCTGACATTGGTGGCGGCGCAGCAGGAGCAAGAGCCAGGAGCGGCGCCGCCGCAGCGCCGTGAGCCGCCAGTGACCAAGCCGCCCGCCCACCACGACTAAACCGGTGGCGAGCTACCAGCAGCTGCAGGATGACGTCTGCGGGTGGCTGAACCGCAGGGATGTCATCAGCCTGATCCCTGGCTGGGTGGCGATGGTCGAGACGGAGATCAGCGAGGCGTTGCGTGCCAGGTGCATGGTGACGTTCGTCGATCAGCCGATCGATGCTGCCTACATCACCATGCCGACCGACTTCGCGACGATGGAGTCGATCCGCGATGCCACGACCGGGCAGCCGCTGGAGCTGAAGGACGCGTGGTCTGGGTCGTGGACCAACGCCTACATGCCATCCGCCTGGAGCCTCTACCCGCAGCCCAACGTCACCGCGCCCTGCGTCGCCTACCGGCTGCTGGCCGACTGCATCGAGTTCCTGCCGCACCCGGTGATCCCAGATCCGCCGGATCCCGCCTGGGTGCCGCAAGCGGTGCTCATGGGCTACTACCAGAAGCCCAAGCCGCTCATCCTGCCGGCAGATACCAACCCGATCCTTGAGCAGCTGTATGGCGTCTACCTCTACGGCGCCTGCAAGATCGGCGCGCTGTTTGAATTAGACGACGATCGCGCCCAGCAGATGGACGCGGCGTATCAGCAGGTGGTCACCCGGGCCAACACCTGGAAGCAACAATCGGACTACAGCGGCGCGCCCTTCGTTGAAGAAATGGCGGTGCGGTTCTGATGCCAGGCAGCGCAACGCAATGGCTGGAGCAATGGGTACTTGGCCACACGCTTGGGTTCGGTGCCATGCCGCCGACACCAGCGGTCTTCGTCGGCCTGTGCACCACCGCGCCCAGCGCGCTGGCGGGCGGCACCGAGGTTGCCGGCAACGGCTACGCGCGCCAGGGCGCGACCTTCGCGTTGATCAGCACGCCCCCCAACATCGCCGCCAACACGGCCTCGATCGAATATCCGGCGGCCACCGCCGCATGGGGCACCATCGGCTGGTTTGAGCTGTGGGATGCCGTCACCGCCGGCAACCGGCTCTACTGGGGTCCGCTGGTGGATCCGACCGATGGCGTCACCCCGATCACCCGCAGCATCACCGCGCAAGACATCATGCGGTTCTCGGCGGGCGTCATCCAGGTGCAGGCGATCTAATGCCGTCGCCGCGCCCCTACGGTCGTGGCCCCTACGGCACCGGCCCCTATTCGCGCTATGGCGGCACGCTCTACGAGGTCGGCGGCGCCACCGAGGTGGTGTTCGGCGCCAGAGCGCTCGGCGTCAATCGCGTCGTGCTGCCTGCGGCGCTCTCGCAGATCGCATGGGATGTCTGGACCGAGCACCTGATGCCCACCTGGGCGGAGCCAGACCCCTGCAGCACCGGCACATGGGCGCCTCGGAGGCTGGTCGGATGAGCGGGTCAGGCGACTACACGCAGACGCCGAATTTCCAGTTGTTCAAGCCGACGCCCGACGCGGACGACGATCTGTGGGGCGTGCATCTGAACGCCAACGCCGACACGCTCGACAGCGTCCTGCAGACCCAGGCGACCAGCTACGTGCCGCTGAACGGCGCCACGCCGATGACCGGGCCGCTGAACCTGCCGGCCGGCACGACGGCGGCCCCGTCTTTGCTGTTCGGCACGCCAGACGGCACCGGGTTCTCGCGCGCCGGTACTAACGCCATTGCGGTGAGCGCGCAGGGCGCCATGGTGGCGGCGTTTATCGGCGGGGGCGCCTCTGGTGGGGTGCAGTTTTACTCGCCCGTCATCATGCTGAACAATCGCATCCAGAGCGTGGGCGATCCGTTCGTCCCGACCGATGCGCTGAACCAGCGTTTCGCAGACGCGCGCTATGCGCCGCTGGCCTCGCCGGCCTTCACCGGGAACCCGACCGCACCGACGCCGGCACCGGGCGACAACGATACCAGCATCGCCACCACCGCGTTCGTCGCCGCCGCTGTCGGCAGCGTGCCTGGTGGCGCGCTGATCGCCCCCGCCGCACCCGCCGCCAACCCCGGCGCGCTGTGGTGGGACTCAACCGGCGGCCAGCTCTACGTGCGCTACGACGACGGCAACAGCCAGCAATGGGTGGTCAGCAACAACATCCCCGGCCTGGCCAACGCCGCGACCAAGACCGATGTGGCGGCGGCGCAGAACAACGTCGGGCGCAACTACGTCCACAATCCGCTGTTTAACATCGCGCAGCGTGGTGCGGGGCCGTTCACGACGCACGTCTATACGCTAGACCGCTGGCAATTATATTTTAATCTGGACACCCCATCTGTTTCGCAGCAGTCGGCTGGCGTGGCTGGCATGCCGCTGGATGAGGCGGCAGCGTTCGTGCTTACCAACGTGTTCACGGGGAATGCGGGAGCCGCTGCGCAAACCCTCATATATCAGCAAATCGAGGATGTCCGTCGGCTCAGCAACAAGACTGTCACGATCAGCTTCTATGCTAACGCAGCAAGCGGAACGCCGAAACTGGGTGCGTCTCTCAGCCAGAACTTCGGCAGCGGCGGCTCACCATCAGCGCCAGTTGTTGTCAACGGGCAGTCAGTCGTGCTTGGCCCCACATGGGCACGATATAGTCTGACGTTCACGCTTCCAAGCATCAGCGGCAAGACGCTAGGCACCAACGGCGATCACAACACAACACTGTATTTCTGGTATTCCTCGGGCGCAACGGGCAACACGCAAGCCGGCGGTATCGGCGTGCAATCTGGCACCATCAATCTCTGGGGCGTCCAGCTGGAGATCGGCCCCACCGCAACGCCGCTGGAGAAGCCGGACCCGCAGCAGGACTTGGCGAAGTGCCAGCGGTTTTATCAGACCGGCAGCTTTGCGTTCTATATGGGCGCCACTGGTGCCTTCATATACGGGGCGTTCCAGCCCTTCATTGTGTCGATGCGTGCCATTCCGACGATTGCCCCTAGTTATACCACGCAGACCAACTGCACCGGTTCTGTCTCAAATCAGACCGGTTATGGCTTCATGGCACAAATGCAAGCAACCGCCGCCGGTCAGTCATATCTGGTCGGCGCCTATAACGCATCGGCGGACCTCTGAGCCATGGCGCTCGATTTCCCCGCATCACCCACCAACGGCCAGACCTACACCGCGCCCAACGGCGTCATCTGGGCGTGGGACGGCACCAAGTGGGTCAACGGCACGCAGGTCGGCACCGCCTATGCCCCGGTCAACAGCCCGGTGTTTACCGGCGATCCGCAGGCGCCCAACCCACCTGCCGGTGATGCCGATACCAGCGTAGCTACAACGAGTTTTGTGCAGGCGGCGGTGGCGCCGTATGCCCACAACGTCGGACGCAACCTGCTGCACAATTCGCTGTTCAACGTGCAGCAGCGTGGCGCGGGGCCGTTCACGGCCATCGGCTACACGCTGGACCGCTGGTATCAGGGCTTCGTCAACGGCACTATCAGCACCTCGCGCGTTGCGCTGACCGACGCCGACCGCACCGCTATCGGCGATGAGGCGGCGACGTATGCGTTGCAGAGTGTGGTGGTTGGCGGTGCGCCGGCTGCGTCATTTACACAAGTGCAGATGCCGCTTGAGGGCGTCCGTCCGACAGCGGGCAAGACCTTGACGGTTTCGTTCTGGGCCAAGGCGGCATCTGGAACACCAAAGATCGGTATCAACTTCACCCAAGCATTTGGGAGCGGCGGTTCGCCATCGGCTTCCGTCGCCACGACGGGAAGCGCCGTTACCGTCAGCACGACATGGACCCGCTACACAGTGACGCAAGCGGTTCCGTCTATCATTGGCAAAGTGCTGGGCACGGATGGCACCGACCAGCTTGATATAGGCTGGTGGTTGAGCAGTGGCACCACAAATAACACACAAGCCGGCAACATCGGCGTGCAATCCGGCACGTTCCAGCTCTGGGGCATGCAGCTAGAGATCGGCTCCGTCGCCACGCCGCTGGAAAAGCCGGACCCCCGCTATGACCTAAGCAACTGCATGCGGTTTTATCAGACGGGGAACTTCTATTTAGCTGCCAACTCGACAGCCGGAAACAATTTCGGCGGCCAGGTCTATTTTCCCGCGTGGTTGCGCGGTGCTCCCACGATTGTTTTCACCGGCGCGCCTGCGCTTGGCAACTGCACGGGAATGACTGCGGTCCAGCCCGCAGGCGGCGGGTTTATCGCTATCGCCAGCACCACAGCGACCGGATACTGCTCGATGAATGCCGCCTTCACCGCATCAGCAGACCTCTGAGGAACCATGCCCCAGCCATACCAACTCGTCGCAACGCTCCCCGGCATGACGATGCAGACCGTGCAGCGCATCGAGGATGGCGCGTTCATCCCGTTCGACGGCGGCAATCGCGACTATCAGCAATACCTGGCGTGGCTGGCGGAAGGCAACGAGCCAGATCCCGCACCGGATCCACCCCCAGCAACGGAGGCGTAGCCGTGGCAACACATGCCGGCGAAATGGAACAGGTGCCGCCTGGCAACCCGCAGTGGCGGGCATGCGACGGCAAACCGTATTACGTGCTCGATGCCACGCAGACGCCGCGCACGCCGATCGCCGGCACGCCATCGCGCGGCAATCGCCAGGACTATTGCCGGCGCGTCGGCTGGCAGGGACGCAGGCGTGGCCTCGGGCCGCTCGGCTGGATCATCCTGATGCCCCTTGATCCGTCTGCAACGTGGTTCATCACGCTGGCGGACGACAGCACCGAGACGGCGCTGACGCCGCCGGTACCGTGGCCCGGTAAGCCGCCGGCCGGCGTGAAATAGGCGCGCCATGCCTGACACCTACACGCCGAACCTGAACCTGGTGCTGCCGGAGATTGGCGCGTCGCGCGATTCATGGGGCACCAAGCTCAACGCCAACACCACCACCATCGACCAGTTCCTCGGTATGGCGATGCCGATCGGCGCCATCCTGGACTTTGCTGGGCCAAACGCGCCGGAAGGCTGGTTGATCTGTGATGGACGCCTGGTGTCGCGCACCACCTATGCGGCGCTGTTCGCTGTCATCGGCACCTATTGGGGCACGGGCGATGGCAGTACCACCTTCGCATTGCCCAACACGCCAGGGCGCGCCTCGGTCGGCCCCGGCCTGGTGATCGACCAGGCGGGCAATCAGCTCTCGCTGTCATTCACCCAGCAGCTCGGCTGGCTGTCGCAGCAGATCCTGCAGGCCAATTTGCCGAACTACGCGCTCTACTGCGACGTGCAGGGCAACCACAACCATACCGGCGCCGTCACTGCGGCCGGCGGCCACAGCCACAGCACCGACGTGCAAGGCGCGCACAACCATCCCGGCGCCTGGCTGCCAGACCATTCGCACACCGGCTACACCGATGCGCAGGGTGCCCATCAGCACAACTACGCCGCGCCGCTGGTCAATCCCGGCTGGTACATCGCCGGCAGCTCTGGCACGCAGATCACTTCTAATCAAAGCCTGCAGACCGATACGCAGGGCAACCACGCGCACAATGTGCAGACCTATGGCGCCGGGGTGATCGGCCTGGGGATCCCCTACGATGGCAACCACACGCACAACCTGTCCTACGTCGGCGACCATCAGCACGGCATCTATTACGACGGCGCCCACGCCCACAATGTCTACCTGAACGGCAGCGGGCAGCAGATGGGCGTGCTCAGCCCCATCCTCGTCGTCACCAAGATCATCTATGCCGGCCTGCAGGCGACGACGTTTGTCGCGGCAGCCGCCGTCACCACGATCGAGGGCCACGCCGAGCAGGACGAGCTGGCCGCCATCCGCGATGAGCTGGCGGCGCTGCGCGCGCTGTTCGCCCCGGCGCTGCGGCAGCGCGTGCTCAGCGCGCCACTGCGCGGGACGCACTGACATGCCGCGCGTTCCGCAAGCGCCGCCGCCTGGCGTGGTGCGCTTCGCCACGCCCGAGGCGACGCCGGGACGCTGGTTCGACGCCAACAACATCCGCTTTCGCGGTGGCCAGCTGCAGCCGATCGGCGGCAATGTCGCGGTACCTGGCGGCGCCGTCGCCGATCTGCCGCGCGACCTGCTGACCTGGCACGACAATACCATGACGCGGTGGGCGGCGTTCGGCACCGACTCACGGCTCTACGTCTACAATTTCGGGCTGCAGACGCTGACCGATATCACGCCAGATGGGGTCGGCCCCCTCGAGCCACCCGGCGCGCTGGTCGGCTACGGCTTGGGCGACTATGGCGCCAGCACCTACGGCACCGCGCGCGATCCGTCCGACATCGGCCCGCAGGACATCGCCGCCCTGCAGGGTGACATCTGGTCGCTGGCGATGTTCGGCGAGGATCTGCTGTTCGTGCCGACGCAGGACGGCCATCTGTATCGTTGGTCGCCACTGACACCGGATGCCCCGGCGGCGCTGGTGCCCAACGCGCCCGATCAGAACCGGGGCGTCATCGTCACCGATCAGCGCTCCGTTGTGCTGCTCGGTGCCGGCGGCGATCCGCGCAACATCGCCTGGTCTGATCAGGAGGATCCGAACACCTGGGCACCCGACGTCACCAACCTTGCCGGCAGCAAGCTGCTGGTGACCACCAGCTACGTGATGACCGCCGTCAAGATCAGCACGGGCCTGCTGATCTTCACCGCCAACGATGTGCACTTCCTGAGTTATGTCGGCGCACCCTATGCCTACGGCATCGTGCAAATCGGCTCGGGCTGCGGGCCGCTGTCGCTGCGCGCGGTGGTCGCCATCGGCAACATGGTGATCTGGCCGGGGCTGCAGAGCTTCTGGCAATACACCTCCGGCCCCATCGCGCCGATGAAATGCGACGTGCAGGACTGGTTCTATTCGCTGATCAACCGCCAGATGGTCGGCCGGATATTCGGCAGCCCCAATGCGCAATTCAGCGAGCTGTGGTGGGATTGGCCCGACGAAGGCGCCACCGAGTGCAACCGCTATATCGCGGTGAATTATGGCGACGTCACCATCACACCTTACTACACGCTGGCGCAGATGCAGCCATGGACGATCGGCGTGCGCAGCCGCACCGCCGCCGATCCGACCGGCACGATGGACTACCCGGTGCTGGGCGG